CCGTTATCTCTGGAGTATTAGTTTTAATTCTATCACCACCATTACAAAAAATAACTTTTTCAGATATCTCTAAGCACTTAGCAATAGCACCACATGCAGAATCATCTTCATCCTCCCAAGATACTACAGCATCTACCATATCCAAATGACGAATGATTTCTGCACGTTCTATCCAAGGTAAAAAATATTGTCCTTTCTTTCTGGTCAACCACTCATTAGTATTAAGTCCTACTACAAGATAATCTGAGAGATCTTTTGCTCTCTCAAAATAGGCTATATGTCCACTATGAATAGGATCAAATCCACCCGTAACCAAACTTACTTTTTTAAAAAACATTACGATACCATCCTACTAAAACCTTTTACTTTTTCATATCTTAACACATTCTCAAACCTATCGTCCATTCCTTGTTTATGAGAAATGACAAATACATTTGCATCCTTAATAACATACTTGATAATTTTAAGAAACTCTTCTGTTCCAAATCCGTCTAATGAACTATCAAAGACCTCATCCATAATAAGAAGATTAGTATTGACCGAATTCTTCATTCTAGCAACTTCTCTCCAAGTAAACAAGAGTGCTAGATCTATTCTCATTTTCTCACCTTCTGAAAAAGAAGCATAAGAAAAATCCTCATGGATAGGAGACTGAACGGTTTCATTAAACTCTTCATCAAGAGTAAAATTAATATAGAAGTCCATCATCTGAAGATATCTATTTACCTGCTGATTAATCAAAGGCAGATACTTCTTAATGATTTTTGACTTAACTCCACCGTCTCTAAGTAAACCATACGAAAAATCGTAATAACGTATGGTATCCTTCCTAGAAGATAATTCGTCGTATGTTGTTGATAGTTTTTCCTTAAAGGTTGTTAACTTCTCGTGCTCAGTATTTCTATTTGCAAGTTGTTCGGTAAGTTTTTGTACTTCCGATTCCAGATCTTGTTGCTGTCGTTGATATCCAGCGATCTTAGTATTGTTTTTAGAAATGCCATGCGTTAGTGAAGTAACCTCCTTAGATAATTGAGTAAATTGATGCTCTCGCTCTTCCTCTTTTTTAATTGCCTCCTCTAGTTCTTTATAACCAGATTGCAACTCCTTTGCTTTATTTTGAGCATCGTCGATTTTATTTATTCTAAACTCCTCCTCGATTGCCTGAGTGCATGTAGGGCAAACCGTGTTCTCTGTGAAAAACTTATGCTCTTTGGTAATCGTAGATACCTTTTGAGATATTTTACCTTTAAGATTACCCAACTCCCGAAGTTTTTTCGTAGCCCCTGTTAACAATTCTTGGTCTTTTGTAAGACCATATACCTTATCATCAAGATCTTCATTTTGAATTATTAAAACACAAATTTCATCACCTATACTTCTCATTTTCTTTTTATTTTCTTCTATTCTTTTATTACTTTGATTTTCCAACTCCTCAATAAACTCTTCTTGCATCTTAACCTTTTCATTTAAAGATTCCTTTTTAAGATTAAGAACATTTAGTTCTTCCTTAATAGAACGAGTTTTTTCTTTAAAGATATTATTCATCGATGAAAAGATTTTAATATCTAAAAGATCTTCAATAACTTCTCTACGATTTGATGCAGTCAATTGCATGAAAGGAACAAAAGCACTACTACCCAAAATAACAATCTGAGTAAATGACTTATAATTCATTTTAAGAACATTAAGTTCTAACCACTTCTGTTGATCATTTACAGAAGCAGATTGATCTAATAATTTACCATCTTTCCATATCTCAAATGTATTTGGTTTAATACCTCTAGCAATTTTCCAACTAGTAGATCCTATAGAAAACTCAACTTCAGCTCTACAATCTTTTTCATTTACCGTATTAACTAACTGACCTTTACTAATCTTACGAAAAGGTTTATTGAATAAAGTAAATGTCAATGCATCAAGGACTGTACTCTTTCCAGCACCATTTGTTCCTACTATTAAGGTAGTTTGATTCTTTGTAAGATTTATTTCAGTAAATTGATTTCCCGTTGATAAGAAATTCTTCCAACGAATTTTTTCAAATGATATCATGACCAATAAGAGGTGGAATTACAATGTCATCGGAAGTAATAACTGTATAATTATACCCATGTGACTCACAGGTTTTAATCATCAGTCGATCCTCGACTTCCAAAATATTCATCTCAGGATAATCTTGTTCTTCTAACATCATAACATACCTTTCAGCATCATCTTCCTCTTCAAAGAGGTATAAAATTTGATCACCATTGTCATCTTCAACGGAATAAGCTCCTTCACGTTCTTTACCAGCAATAGTCAATATAAACATTATATCAACTCACATGCCTCTTGGTAAACTTCAGTCATCATTTTTTGAATAATAGATTTATCTAAAGTAATTTCAGATTCTTCAATGTACCGATTAAGTATAGACATTGTATCTTCCGATTCATAATCTCCATCCTCTTTATCATACCAACCATTAAAATCAAAATTCTCAACAATCTTTAATTCTGCTACGTTTGCTGCATATAACTTATCAATAAATTTTTCAAACTTCTTAGTATCATTTTTTTGACGTACTATTAACTTTACTATCTTATTCTCCAATTCACTTGCATTAAAAAGTTGATAATCAGTATCACTATAATAAACTTTATAAAAAAGACGATAAGGATTATTAACTGGAGTAGTTTCTAATGTCTCGGTATCAAAGAAATGAAAACCTCTCGTATCCTCATGATCGTTCCAATAGATCTCATAAGGATTTCCCAAATAAGAAATATTATCTTGAGTGGATCTAGTATGGAAATGACCAGAAAAGACTTTAGTAAATTTTTCAAAAGGTTTTATATCAAAACCATGATCCATTACAACATGTTCATTTACTTTAAAACCTTGGAGTTCTAAATGTCCCATACAAACAGGAGAACTTGTCTTATTAATCATAGATAAAGTCATATCTTTATTCTCTTGATTAATCCAAGGAACAAGAAGAACACTTAAGTTACCTAAAGTTATAGGTCTAGGTTCTGAATAAATTTTTATATTATCATACTCTTTCAACAAAAGATCTATTGCATTGATATCATTTGTATTTTTATAATATGCTGTATGATTTCCTACAATAGTATGGACAGTGATGCCCATCTCCTTTAATCTGTCAAAATAATTTTTCTTTGCCCATGACAATGCAGCAAAATCTATTCCCTTACGACTGTCAAAGGTATCTCCCATGTCAACAATAGTGGTGATTCCTTCTTTCTCTATAGTGGGAAAGAAAATATCTTCGTAGAACTTAAGAAAATAATCGTGAAATAATTTAGAGTTTTTACGAGCACCAAAATGCTGATCAGTGATTATGGCAATCTTCATTCAGTTACGTAACTTGGAATGCACTGCATCTTTAATAGAATTATACTCCGCATAATTAGATCCGTCAATCTGGTTATTATCATCAAACACTTCTGAATAACCCGATTTTTCTAATATTTTATTTTTGATTTCTAACTGACGTTTCTCTCTTTGTATTCTGCGAAGAAACGCATAATGAATAATTTGAGTAAAGTATGCAAAAGGATTACGAGATTTTTCTGGATTAAAATTATGAATATACTGAACACAATTTTCTATACCATCCGAAATCATATCCTCCTTAAACATGTAATTAACAAAGTTTGGTTTGAATGATAGATGATTGGCAATCTTTAAAAAACACTCTCCTATGTACCTTGGTATAACAGGTTTAGTTTTATCTTGCAATCGGGCAATCTCAACATCTTCACGATATCTTATCAAAGCAGCAAGAAACTCTTTATTATTCACATAATGCTCAGACCGTTTTCTTTTTGCCATAGTTCCTGTCCTTATTGCCATGAGTCATTATCACTACTATGTATTATTATAGCATTTCCACATACACTTGACAAGTCAAAAAATTCAAGTAGAATAACTCTGTCGGGGTTCAAGAGATATACTACTTAGTAGTATTATTATTCTTATATATTTTCTCTAATATAACTTTAGCATCTTTTACATTAGATACATATCCCATTCTTTTACTTATTTTACTTTCAGGAGTTTTATCATCTTCAGAATCTCTAAGATATCTTTGATACATCATTATCATTTCTACATCCTGTGATTCAGATAAAGTAAGAACATTATCTAAATTAATAATAAACATATCTTCTTTACTTGTTTTCAACCAAGGTTCTACTTTATATCCAACAATTCCATGTTTTCCTTTTATTTCTCCAATAATAATAGGATGATGAACTATTAACATTGTCCTATCTGTTTCTTCAGATGCAGCTACTTTAGCAAATATTTCTTCACCTGAATTAAGTTTTAGTGTAGCATAAAAATCGTCTTCTATTCCCATTGGTTTATTCCTTTTTTAATTGTATAGTTATTATTTCATAATTAAAATTTTCTTCGTTGTAGATTTTAATTCTTTCAATGAAATGGTTGAGGGTGTAGTTTCTCCTAGAATTCTTAGTGCAATCATCAGCTATATCATATAAGATTGCTTTTACTTTGTTTGCTCCTTTTCTAAGAACTCGTCCAATACTTTGCAGGTTGCGAATGCGTGATTTACTTGGAGAAGCAAAGATAACATTATGGAGGTTCTTAATATTGATACCAGTTGAGAATGTACCATAGGAGGCAACAATAATGGCGTTGTTTTCAGTTTCAGTAATTTCTCTTACTTGTTCTCTTTCTTCAGCATCGACACCACCATGAACAAAGAATAATTTTCTATCATCTTGCTTATTTGTATTTATTAAATCGTAAAGTACTTTACCATGTGCTTCTACTCTACTGTAAAGTATGAGCGTATTTCCCTTGAGATCTAATGTAAGATTTTTAATAAAAGCATTTCTTTGCTCATGTGATATTAAATATTCTATTTCATCATTATAAGTTTCAAATTTCTGAGGAGAATGTTTAAGAACTAAACATTGAATATCTAACTGAGAAAGATGTCCTTGCTTCATCAATTCATCTGTTCTTGTCACTTTGTATGCAGGACCAAATAATCCCTCTAACACCCATTTATGGGTCTGCGTTCCGTCTAATGTCCCAGTGAATCCAAATCTATACTTAGCATGTTCTAATTTTGTCATTATAGATACTAATGACTTACTCTTGAATAAGTGAGCTTCATCTCCAATGACTACATCATAATCTTTAAAGAATGATTTTTCCATTCTAAAAACCGATTGCCACGTCGTAATCGTAACAGGATTTTCATTAGTTCTTTCTTTTCCAGAATATATCCGATGACAATATGAATCAGCATCCCAACCATAATCTAAAAAATCCTTATACATCTGCTCTACAAGGGATGTCGTTGGAACAACTAAGAGAATTTTTTGCCCTTTATCTACGTAATATCTTACGAGAGAATAAATCATCAAAGATTTGCCTGAGGCAGTGGGTGATATCAATAGCTTTCGGTTATGTCTTAATGCATCGTATACTCCCTCTACTTGATATTTACGTGGAGAATGAGAACAAATAGAATGCATATAATCCTTTACACCTTCATATGATATTCCTTCATTTACTTCAAAAGGAATACCATAATAATCATTATCTTTAAACTTAAACGTATAATCATGCTTTGCACAAAAATCTATAATCTTTGATAGAAGACCCACATAGATTCTTTTTGATCTCATATCAAATAGGTGGATCTCTCCATTCCAATTTCTATTTCTATATTGAGGCATGAACTTTGCACCCTCTACCTCAAAGGTAAAGTGGTCTCTTAATTCATACTCAATATGAGGTTCTGAATCTATTTTTAAAAATACTTCGTTGGCCTTAGATATTACGACATTGGCCGTTGTGTCAATCACTTAACCCATGCATCTATGGGTATTTATGAAGTTCTGTCAAGCTTCCAAATAATCTTCAACAGATATGACTTTTTCGTTCTTTACTCTTGTTTCAATTATTTTATGATATTGTTCATCAACTTCAAACCCAATACATTTTCTACCTAGTTCATTACATACTACAAGTGTTGTTCCACTACCTAAAAAATAATCTACAACCAAATCATCTTTATTACTAGATGCTAGTATACATCTTTTTACCAAATCTTTTGGTTTTTGTGTTGGATGTTTTTGTAAAGTATTGTCAGGTGTTCTTTTTGTTTTTGCATATGATCTAACTTCTTTAGATGACCAAAAAGGAACACTAAAATCTGTCCATAGATTACCAGGATAAGTTAATCTAACTTTTTCTCCATTATTATTTACCCACCAATCTTTAGGCTTTCCATCTTTATCTTTATAAGGTGCTATTACTTTCTTTTCAACCATTACATCATCTATATTAAAGGTATATTTTTTACTCTTTGTTACTAAAAAAATATCTTCGTGCATAGATTTCCAATTACTTTTAGAACCTCTACCTTTATCCCTCTTCCACGTAATCCTATTAGTTATTATGAATCCAACCTTCTCCAAAATCATATGAAACATATGACTATGCTGCCATGAAATACAAACATATGCACTTCCATCATCTTTCAACTGATTGTACATCAATTGAATCCATTCTTCAGTCCATGTATAAAATTCTTCATTATTCTTCCATTGAGAATCCCATTCCTGACCGCTTAAAATATTATATGGAGGATCACAGAAGAATAAATTAACAGTCTTATCTTCAATATGTTTAGATGAATTGAAACATGTATCTTTAATTAACATACCCAATTCTCTATTCTTTTCTCAGTTTTTTTAATTAGATTCTTATAAAATACCTCACCTTGCTTTATAAACTCTTGATACCATTGATCTTTGCTAAGTGTTGATAGATTACCAATATCATTAATAAAATTCTTCATATTTTTAATTTGCAATTGCCCTTCACCTAGATTTTGTATCTTAAGATGTTCCCAAGGCAATTCCCAAATATAAAATAAATGACTATCTAATACTTTATGCTGTTTAGATGAATATGTAATAAATGAATAAAGAATCTCTTCACTATGATATTTCTTTTTTAAAACTTTTATTGATATTAGATTAGGCATCTTAAATTTCTTATCAATATCAGTTGTCTTAACATCAACTAATTTCCCATTTATAGTAATATCATCAGTTGACTTAACACTTGACGCTTCCTTACAGTCATCAAA